TACTACTATTATATTATTTGAAATTGATTGGTTGTATAGGAATGGGAATTTAAAGAATGGTAATTGTAAGTTTGTGTTTATGATTTGAATGTCAGTGCTGGAGTACTTTGGATTGAACACTAATAGGCTCAATCCATCTAAAGTAACTGTGGTGCCGTCACTTGCTGTTCTTTGCATACTAAAGTTACTTACACCTTGTACGCTTAAAATTTGTGTAACTAAATCACTTAAGTTTATTAACTGACCTAAATTACAATTTGCAGCTGCAAAATAATTGACAAATATATTATTAACATTGCTAATAATCATGTTAGGGTCGACCAATATACTTGAGTCTTTCTTGATTACTAAATACGTTTCAGAAGCTATATCAGATGTTATAGCTTCACCTGGTAATGCAAACCCTAAAGTAAAGGCTGTATATATAGGATCTTGTGGTATGAGCTCCATATTAAGAGCTTTATTGTTTACCATAGATGTTATAATAGCATTCTTCTGAGAATTTTGTAAGAAGTATTGATTGTTATTAGAATCTACCGTTTGAATAGTAGGTACCATATAAAGATAAATGTTATTATCTTGACCAGCATGTGCAAAATTTACTTCATTGAACAGCACTCTTGCATCCATGTTAGGTCTTGTTATACCCATATCATAAAAATACTTTATAACGTTTTCAATATATGTTCTGTTGTTGATTGCTTTTGAATCTAAAACTATATTTGAGAAATTGGACTTTAAGAATGTTTCAAAATCTGATTCCGTAATAAGTCTGTTCTGACTATAAAATGTTTTAGGTGCATTGGTTCTAATATCTTGAACACTCTCACCTGCATTTGGTTGTGATGAGCCTACATTGTTTGTAAAGTTAATATAACTTGCAAGTGTTGGGGTAATGTAGTTTAATGACTGATTTAAAATGCTTGGTGATAAAGTATTGAATTGAGGTGTAGCAAAAAAGTTAAGTGTGTTGTTGTTTAACTGATTAGCAGAAATAACGCCTGCTGCACCGTCACTTTGTAGATAGTAAACATAAAGTGTATCACCTGCGTTTAATTTGTGGCCAAATACCCCGTTACCGAACTTTAATTCATAATAACCATTTTCATTATAACGGCATTCATAAGCAAGTGAACTACTGTCTTCTAAAAATACTGAATTGGTTAGGTTGTATTGTGAATAGGCCCCTGTGCTTGCATCTTGAATATAAACATTAATACTACCCTGGTCAATATTAATAGGTTGGTTAGTGACATTATCTGTAACTACTAATGTAAATGTTTCAAAAGGCTCACCTGTTGCAACCTGTGCTGGGTATTCTATATACTTACCCTGGTATAGTAAACTTTCATTGTACAATGAAGTTAAATCTTCTGTACCAGTTACAGACGTTTTACTAAAAGTTATGTCTTTAACAAATGAATAATATATACCATTTACTGTGAAGTATGAATACCTTGGAATTGTGTAAATGTTAGCTGGTAAACTTACATTTGCATTGGCCTGAAATGTTAAAAGTGCTGTTTGGTAACCTGTAGGTGAATAACCTATAAGTTTTACAAGCCTGTTCATGTTCTGATATAACAGAGTCTGGTCAAACATGGACTCACTACTTGTTGAATTCAAGTAGAAAAGCAAGTAGTGATAAGAGAGAGCAATTACGTCGTTAAGGGCACTAATATTACTACCTTCATATACTTGATCAGTAAAGATGCCGCCTTGTGTTAACCTGTCAATGATTAATTGTTTTAAAGAAAGAGCATCAAACGTTGCATAGCTTGTTCTAGGCAATGTGTAATCCGTAAGTTGTGTAATGTTTTGTGCCATATTAGTTGTAGTAGAAACCAGACTTGTTTAAAACCCCAACAATATTTACTTGCTGGACGTTAAATTGTGGTACAGAGATGTTAAACCCTATAGTATATTGATTTTTATCAGGATCTGGTGTAACGTTAATATTGTTAATAACCACTCTTGGTTCAAATTTTTGGATACCTAATACTATAGCATTGCCTATTAATAATGCTCTATCATCAGTAACAGGTAAAAATAGTAAATCAGAAAAGTTAATGCCAAATAATGGGTTTAATGGTTTTTGACCTGGTGTGGTTGTTATTAAATTGGATATGCTATTGTATATAGCACCTAAATTGTTATCAACTTTTATGTCCGAGATCTGCGGTACCTTGTTTAATTGATTACTATACGTGTAGTTTAGTGTCAAATCCAGTGTCAAATCGGTATAAACAGTTGAATTGCTGTTACCAGAGTTAACATTCTGTAAGATATTTAAATTTAAACCAGCCACATAGAATATTTATGTTTAAAACAGAAAATTACGAAGATAGACTAAATAATAATATATGCCTAATAAGTTCTTAACGCTCGTAGAAAACAATATTACTAGATACACTAATGGTGGTATGCTAGTGGGTGATGTGGTAGAATTAGCTAGTGGTTATAAGAGCGATGAGCACTTTAAGAAATTATCAGATGATATGAAGAAAGCTATCACTGATTTCTTCCATATGTCTGATCTTAACAAACGTATTGTCGCCATCAAAACACGTTATCCAAGTAAGAATCCAGGTGATGAAGACAATAGAGGCGATTGTTTTTCAGTAGAGGTTGCTGCAGAAACAGCTCCAGGCCGTAAAGATTACGAACATAAGATAGCAGTTCCAAGTACAATTTTAAAAGTAGTGCCACAAGATGGTTCAAACCTACCTCGTATTCCAACGAGTATGAGAAAGGCTGAAAGAATTAATCATAAGCCAGTAACACCAGAAGAAGATGAACAAGTACCAAACAACCCTTACGTTCAGACTTTAATGACCCAAGATGGTGAAAAGCTTACCCGTGGTGATAAGGCTTTAGCAAATGTAAACATTCCAATTCCAGCTAGCCCAGCTGTTGGTCATAAATCACAAGAAGTAAAAGGCTTTTCTAAAGTCTATACAAAGCTACCAACTAAACTTAAATAAGTTTTTGTAGTTGGCAGTAACAAGCAAAGGAATTAATTTCCTTATCCAATACAATAACATCTCTATACAAGTACTCTGCAATTGTAACTATAACTTGTCTCTTGTTTTCGTCTTTTAAATCAGACTCGTAAATGAAATTAAGATAGCTCTTGAGTAAAGTTCCGTAATCACCTTGAAACTCAGTTTCATTGTCAATCAAATACTTTCTAAGTTCCATTAACTTACCAGTCTTTACATAATCATGTATTTTAGAGGTTATAGAGTTCCTATCTACGTTCTCTTTTATAGTTAAAGTTCCTGTTACACAGTACTTTTGCACTGTATTAATGATCTTTCTAATATCTGGGTAGTTATCTTTAAATAGTTTTCCTAATTTCTGCTTTTCATTAGAAGGTATATTAACTCCTTCCTCTTTCATTATATAGATGACTCTATTTACAACGTCTGGCAAATTAGGGTTTAAATCAAAATACTGAGTCCTGCTTTGTATAGCAGGAATGATCTTATGTTTATAGTTTGCAGTAAGAATAAACCGGGTATAACCACTGTATTCTTCCATGGTATTACGTAAAGCTCTTTGCCCATCAATGGTAATACCGTCAGCTTCATCTAATATAACAACCTTTATGTTCCCATCAATGCTCTTAGTTTGAGAAAAACCGCTAACCTTACTTCTAATAGTATCAATACCGTTCTCATCAGATGCATTAATGTACAAGTACTGGCATTTGAGTATGTCCTGCACTATAATCTTAGCTATAGTAGTTTTACCAATGCCGGGAGTTCCGACAAATAGTAAATTAGGAATCTCACCCTTTAATGCTTTGAAATAGTTCCTATTCTCTGGAGAGAGTACCATCTCATCCAGAGTACTAGGCCTATACTTTTCTACCCACAGGTTATTAAACATATTATTTTGTAGTTTTATCTGATGATCCGAAACCCTTATCACCTCTAGCTGTCTCACTTACTTGATCAGTCCATTCAACGTCAGCCTGAATTAATGGATAAACAATTAACTGAGCTATCTTATCTCCAGGCATAAACGTTTGAGCAGTGTCTAAGTAATTATACAACTTAATGCCCATATCTCCACGGTAAGGATTGTCAATAATACCGAAATGCGGGAATATGCTCTTTTTAAAGCCTACTCCTGAACGTCCTTCAACTCTTAACCAATACCCTGGAGTAATGTAAGCAAGTTTTAAGCCTACTGGCACTACTGCAAACCCTCTTGCAGGTATTGCAGTTGTTTCAACACAAGTTAAGTCTAAGCCTGAATCACCTGTATAAGGGTCTGCATGGTTGAACTTAGGTAGTACAGCCAATTCATGTGTCTTTATAAATTTAATAGTAACTGGAAACATAGATACAGTCATTATAACACCGTACCAGTTTAATTCAACAGATATTAAGATAAATATCTATATGGCTGACGAAAATGATATGGATGATGCACTTAATCAACTTGTTGATCAATTGCAAAACAACACTATTACTAAACCTGCACCTAAAGAGGAACTTAACATAGATAAAGATAACTTGGAAAAGTTCCTATTACAGTACTCCGGTAAATTGGTTAAGGGGAGCGTGGAGTTTGTAGACGATATTAAAACTTATATATCATCGGCTCCTGATGCAAAGGAAATTGCAGCTGTTGCGGAACTTATAGCCTCGTCTGCATCAGCTATTGAAAGTTTAAACAAGATTTTAATTAGCAATAAACAACATGAGTCTAAAGTTGCGTTAAAGAATATGGATATTGAAAGTAAAAAGCAACTACAACAGATTGATATGCAGGGTAAGTTCCTAATGAATAGAGAAGAGCTTTTGAAAAAGCTTTTAGACGATGCTAAAATTATTAATGTTGAAACTAAGGAACTTTAAACTGTAGCAGTATTGGTAGTAGAGTATCCTAGTATGTCTGATGAAGCATATTGCTTTTTGTTAAGTAGATTCTTTAATATATCTACGTTCTGACACATACCTTCAATATCAGTAATTGTGTACTTAAAGAATATAGCACTTCTATCTGGGTCCTGATCTTTAGGATTTATTTGTCCGAAGAATAAAACAAACTGGCTCAAGTTACCAAGTATTGCATTCAATGTGGTTAATATTGGAATCTGGAACAATATAAGTCTATTGTAGTAAATTACATCAGTTACAAGGTTAGTTCCGTGTGAGTAGGTTGCTGTAAATGGGTTAGTAAAATCATCCTGTAATCCTGATAAATTTTGCTTTATTAAAGGATCATTATAGTAGCTAAATGTCTTAGCAATTGCTAACTCATTTTGGGATAGTTTATTTACTGCTGTTGCAGGAACATTAACTGGGTAAAAATACAGTTCATCAAAAGTATCAAAATACGGACTTACATTGCAGTCCATTACTGATACACTATCTGCCACAAACCCTACATCCTCTGAAAAAGGCTTAAAGTATACGTTGTTTATTATTTGCTGATCTACTATCTGTTTATACTGATCTGAAAGTGATTGATATTTCTCAATAAAATTGAGTATAAAAATGTTATCCATTTGCTTTACACCTGTAACGTTCCCATTAACATCATATGTAGGTATACTAAACCCTGTAGAGTTTAAAACGTTAAACAAATTACCCATTGCTATAAGCATATTAGTGGAAACTTTAGTTTGTTCTAAGTCAATATACTGCTGTAGTTCCCCTAAGTAGTTCCCAATAGCATTTAATATGTTAGTGCTATTGTTATAAAAGTTTATACTTGTATCTTGTACAATGTCAATGTAATCTGGTAATAATGATGTTTTATAACTCATACAACGTCCTCGCTATTCTTTAAGTCAACGAAACTATATGTTTTAACTGCAATAATTTTATCTATAAATTGATTATCGTTTACAAACAAATGCTCAATATCTAGAATAAAGTATATACCTAGGAACTTATTATCAAAGTCATTATCAATATAGGAACCTGACCTGTCAATACTAAAGAAATAACCTGCTTGTCTATGTAAGCCACCCTGTACTGTTATCTCTACACCTAAATTCAATTTTAAGGCTTCTCTTAATAACTGGTTTCTACCAACTGATAGTTTAATAAAGTCGTCATCTTGACCAAAAATTGTAAACACGTTATTGAATAACTGGTTAGTTTTTTGACCGTTATTAAGGATAAGGTGAGGGTAAGGCGATATTTTACCTTTCATAGGCTTTACATAAAGATTGGTAAAATCTTTCTTTACGTTTTCTATGTTACCGCTTGTGGCGTCAATTTTAAATGACTTGTCATCAAAATGATATGTATGAACTAAATTCGTTTTAATATGTTCCTGATATAACTGTCCAGGTGAATTAAAAAATTTAATATCTATAATATCACTCGTTTCACCAAACTCTAAAGCATATTTTGGTTTCTTTAAATCATTCTGTAAAACTGTTTTAATATCTTGACCACCTGGTATGGTTAAATTTTCTAAAAAGTATGGTCCCCCCGCATCTAAACTTTTATTGAAACTTTTACTAAAAATACTACCTGCACTTTCAAATGAATATTCACCGGTATATTGGTTCTTATTTAAAAGTGAAAAGTCTTTACTGTCGCCAGAACTAGCATGATGTGCTAATAAAAATGCTAAGTCATCCATAACAGTGTTGTTGTTAGGAGAGCTATAAAATATTTTGCTACTACCATCATCAAAGTTTTCAGGTACTTGCTTACCATTAACTGTTTGAGTAGCCACACAAGTTGTGCCTAAATTGTCTTGTAAAAGAGCTCTTATTATTTTACCTGTTTGAACTTGTCTGTCATTGTCTGATAAAAATGCTATGTTACTTCCGTCTAACAATGAAGCGCAAGAAAAGAAAGATTTTTTTTCTTTTAACAACTGCTCATCAAAATCCATTAACTTAAACTTTTTTACTTTACCATATTCGTCCGATTCCATGTCTTCTTCATCAGATAATACAAATATAAGCTGTAAACCAAATACCTGATTATAGTCTTCTGTGTTTACATCGTATGGATTTTTACCATTGTCAGCTGGTATTATACTTAGTAATAAAATATCTCTATTATCACCTCTTACCCTGTAACTTTGTAATGATTGAGTAGTGTTGGGTGATAATTCAGCAAGTGTCGGGTCTGATTTATATCTTTCAAAAGCATTGTCTGTATTATCAATTACAATATAACCTTTAAAAAAGGGATCATAAACATTATCATTAATTGAAAGCTCTCTTATAGCACTTTTTTGTAATTCCACAACTACACTATTAGGATTGACAAGTGTTGCACGGAACACATAGTTTTTCTTATTAATTAAATGGAAAAACTGATTGTAATTTTGTGAGGAGTAAGAAAATGTCTCTGTATATCTCATTGCAGTTGTTGTTTAATACTATCTAGTATTGGCTTCACATAGGGTTTTTGTATTACTTTTATTTTAGTTCCTGCTGATATCTGTTGAAATGGGTTTGTAATCTTGTTTACTATACATATTAACCACCACAAATATGTAGTACCATATAACTGATAACTCAACACACTTAATGGTAGTGATGTAGGCAGCACAATAACATCAAATATGTTACTAGCTATATTATCTGGCACTGATATGTTCTTTAATATATTATAGTAGTAAAAGTTAGGGGCTGGTTCCCCGGTTGGTGTTGTTGAATTAGGGGTCTGATAAACTTTAAACAAGTTTTCATACCTGTAAGCTTCTAAATTTGGTAAATCTGTTATATATTTTTGATATTGCCCTTCCATGTTATACTGCTCCTGTATTTATTGGTGATTTTCCTACTGTTACCGGGTTTGGATTGACACTAGCATATAAGAAGTTCCTTGTTTCTTCATTTAGACCTTGTAATGATATTGATACTTCATATGCATCAGGAACTATAGTTTCAATAGTAGTGAAATTTGCACCAGTACTATTTGATATTGGAACCGTCACACTTTGTAGACGTCTTGTACCTAAAAACTTTACTGATAATCCTGAAATAAATGCATAAGGCATATATACTACGCCAGGAATTTGTACTTGATATATTACCGGTAAATCGATAATTGATCTTGTAATTCTTCCTGGCCTGTTTTGATATATTAAACCGTATAATAATTGCCAGTTTCTAGAAATATCTGAAACTTTACGTGTATTGAGTAATGGGAATACTAGTTCTATTTTTCTACCATTATCGCCCATTGCAAACTGTTTTGATTTTTCAATGTACACGCCCGGTTTTAATGCTCCGACTAAATTAGTAGTTAAACCTGCAAATCCTTCAACAGCACCTGCCACCTGTCCTAATATACCACCTGCTTCACTACCAAAATCTAAGGAACTATCATTGTAGCTATCACCTAGGTACGGAAACTTATAATTAAATCCTGTATTTTCTGTAATATACAAATAATCGTACGGGGCTAAAGCAGGGTTGTTAAAAGATCCTGAATTTTGTCCTCCTGTATTGGTAGCTGCCCCTTGAGCATTGTTTACGACGTTATAAAGTGATTGTGATGCGTTTTTAAGTAATGCGTTACCTGCTTGCCCCCCTGTCTGTAAAAGTTTAGTAATAGAATTTTGTAATGAGGTTGGTAAAACGCTGTTAGCTGATTGAGTGGTAGCTAAAATAGAATTAATAATGTTTGAAACATTACTATTGACTATTATTCTTCTTTCGATTAAAGTGGCATATGGTACTCCAACTCTAGACGTTTGAGGGCTTACTGTCCATGGAAATGTATTGACAACATCTATCCAATCTGCCGTTGCACCGCTAGATGTATCAGTATAGTACTTGGTGGGTAGTACAGCGTTAGCAATATTTGATGAACCTTGTGTAGCGGCATTATTATTAACACTAGCTTTATTTCGTGTTAAGATGGGTAATGGCTGATTTGGTACCGTATATAATGTCCAGAGGTTGTTGTTTAATGCAGCCATATATTATATTTAAAGATTAAGCAGGTGAACCGAAATCCAAACCTTTCGCTTGAATATTTCGTATTGACTTGTGATGATGTACACTAGGTGAAACATGATTTATCACACTTGCACTATTGCCACCGACATTTAAATTAGCTAAAGCATCTTTTATTGAAATTAATATCCTATTATTAACTGCTAGTAGTTCAGTTTGTTTAGATAAGTGAGACGATGTTACATCAGTTAAGTTTTCTAATGCACCGTTGTTCTTTTCTAATAGTTTTGAATTGTCTTTGATTGCATCTTCAGAAAGATTAGCTGTAGCTAACTGCGGTGTTTCTTCAGGTGGCTCTGGTACTGCGGTTTCAGATGTAGATGTCTTTTTTTCTCCTACATCTGATGCTTCTGCTGTGCTTGCTTGTTTATTTGGTTGTTTATCTGGCGTTGCAGTTGCAGGTTTTGGTTTTTCAGCATTTAACTTAGCAATATCTGCATCTGTTGGTGTCGTGCTATTATCTTCCTCTTCAGTTTTAAAACCAAAGAAACCTTTTGCCATATTAAGCAAGTGTTTTGCACCTTTACTTGGGTCAAACTCTAATGAACCATCTGGGTTTATAGAGAAGAATGATCTTAATGAAGCAGGTAAAAGATTAAGCAACATCTTATAAAGAGGTTGCATTGTTTTGTTAATGACCTGTCTTACATCCATTCCCTGTTTAGTTGCTTCTTCTGCAGTTGCAGGAGCTCCAGCTAATTCTGCAAAGAATCCAAACCCTGGTATTGCATATGCAAGTTTATTAAACCCGGACTTGTAATCTCCTCTTACTATATCATACCAACCTTCAACTGCTTGTAAATAGTTGTGAATAACTGGAATGTTATAAATGAATTTACCCACTGCTTTTGCCCAATCCTTTAATATACCAAGTTTCTTTGCAGTACGTTTTGTTGGGTCTTTTTCATCATTAGCTTTAGCATCTAATACTGAATTCATTATATCTAACCCTAATGATAAGGTTGTACCAAGACCAGGTACTGCAAGGTCAAGTAATGATGCAAGACCACTTATTAAAGCTATCACACCACCTACCATGTCCCCGGACTTAAATCTTGAATAAGCATCTGCTAATCCTAAAACTGTACCTACTATAGGTATCTTTTTTAGTACTTTAGGGCCTAAAGTCTCACCTAACTTTTTAGCCATCCAAAACAAGCCACCTTTTATGCCTACTTTACCCAGCATGGTAAATAGACCTTTTAGTGGACCGTTGTTAAATAACCCCATTACAAAAGAAGCTATACCACCTAAAACTAATAAAGCAGGGCCAATAAGCATTTTTACATATTTCATTACTTCACTATCTTCTTTTTTATCTTCCCCATTTTTGGGCATACGTAAATTTGCTATTTTTTCTAACTTCTTACCTAATTTGTCGTATGTGTTTTCTGCTTTCTTACCAAATTCCGACACAACAACATGCTGTTCTTCTTGCACCACCTCTTCTGGCTTGTCCTGTTGTTTACCTTTACCTGATAGTAACCTTGCTAAAGTGTCTTTAGATTTTTTACCAAACTCTGATAAGATGATTTGTTTAGGTTTTTCTTCTACCTCTTCAGGTTCAGTTTCAGTCTTAACTTCAGTTCCAAGTAATTTCTCTATGTTAGATAACTTTTTGATTACTTCGTCATTGTTACCTGAAAGTGCGTCTTTATCTTCTGCTGCTGGTTCAGCTGGCTCTGGTGTTTCTGTCTTTTTACCAAAGAAACCAGCTATTTTATCTAAAGTGCCTTGTTTTTCAGGAACTTTAGTTGGTTGTTCCTGTTTATTCTTTGTTTCTGGTTGCTGCTCAGCAGTTTGTACCTTCTTTTCTAAGTTAATAAGGTTGGCGCCAAGTTTATCTGACACTTTAGTTAAAAGTGCTAGAATCTCTCCCATGCTTTTATCAGTCGCCATATGAATATTTATGGCAAACCTATTATATTAACTATACAATGAAGAATTCAGGAATAATATCAATAATAGTATCGGTACCAGGTATTGTAGCAAAACTTCTTTCAGTATCTCTTATAGTATTGATATA